TCAGCCCCGTTTCTTGTCACGCCTGAGACATGGCATGACGAAACTAGGTTCCTAGACCTAGCCTTGACCGATGGTATCTGTACTCAGTGTTTCGCACCTATCGGGTGGGAATCCGTGCCAATGGGAGACAGTGACGGGCAAGTATGGCACGACTACTGGACAGTGAACGAGGACATGGAAGAGGTGCTATGCCCTCAGTGTTACGAGGCAACAACGGAAGAGTTAGGACTTAAGTCATGAGAGACAATGCAATAACAGAAGAACGAGGTCCCGTGAGAATCACGGAGCACGAGGGGGTGACACTTGCGAACGGGTTGCCACTTGACTACCACCGATGGAGCCTTGAGCATTACACCGAACTAATGTCCGACCTTAAGACAGGTAAGACAACGCCCGTGAAGATTATCGGCAGGGGCTACGGGTCACGGGGCAGGCGTATCGCTACCGAGTGGGTGCAGTACGGCATTGACGGGGCACGGGAGTGCATTGAAACACTGGAAGGGTTAGGTCTTAAGTCATGACTATCATCGCAAGAATCAGGACAGAATCAGACCGTGATACGGGGCTATTCGTTCGCACCTTTGACACAATGGAGGAGGCAGACACCTTCAGCGACAACGCCCTAGGCAAGTGGACAGATACGGGGCAGGTGAAACTCATATCATTATTTGACAGTGAGACGGGCAACTCTTCCGACTGGGAACTAGAGACGGGGAAGTGAGGTCTTAAGTCATGAACGAGGAACTTGAACTCTACCTAGACATGCTGAGGGGTGACCTTGAGGTAGAGGTAGACCTACACGGCGGGCGTACTGAAAAGTCACGGACTCTTCGTGAGTTAATTATCTACACCGAGAAGGAACTGTCGGTACTTAAGTCAGATGCCGATGAGTTTGCGGGTGAGAGAATCTCAGCCAGTATGGAGGACATGTCTTAAGACAGGTGGTGTGCCAAATGTCACAGCAAATAGGCTTGACATATTGTTACACACTAGGTAGTGTAGTACACATACCAACGGGTGACCAGTAGGCAGGGGAGTGCAAGCCTCCCGCACCCACCATGCGAAGCAACAACGCCGAGCAGTAGAGAATCCTAGAAGGGGATTAACAATGAAGAGACAAGATATCCTAGAGATAATCGTGAGCAACCCTGAGGCGGTCTTCAAGAACGCCAATGCGGAGGCGGGCAAGTACAGCGAGTACCCTACCTACTTCCAAGTGGTAGGCATGGCACACGACAAGGCTTATGTCCGAGTCAAGGAAGTGAACCCAGTGTCCGCTTACTACCAACTCAACGAGGCAGGCAACCCAGTGCACGATGAGGACGGCAAGGTTCTTTACGACACCCGCCCTATTGCGGAGCGTTCCTTCCTTAAGTACGGAGCAATCAAGACCATGCCATCACGGTTAGTTCTTAAGTCAGACAAGACAACCGACTCGTTGCTTGCAGACTTCATCACATACCACGAGACCCGTGAGCGTGAACGAGCAGAGCGTCAGGCAGAAGAGGACAACTTCACGAATGTCCGTGACACCTTCGCTAACGCCTTGGTCTGTGCGGGTATCTTGCCCAACGATGACGAGGTTGGTAGTGCTTGGGGTTACAAGGTGAATGTCTACTTCACCGAAGAAGCAATGACCCGTATGACTTCGCTTCTTAAGTCAGCACTCGTAGAAGTGGGGGTGTGAGATGTTAGCGACACGAGAACAACTCATTGACGCTGGTGCCTCCATCATCATTGACGCATACGAGGGCGGGTCATGCGGGCTTGCTTCATGGGCGGTGTGCTATGGCACCTACAAGTGGACGACAGACAAGGGCGACTATGAACTAGGCGAACGCAACACTGGCGCAAGCGTGACGCTCTACGACTTGGAGGCATGCGAACCTCAAGACGATGAAGGCGAGGAAGGCACGGGCTTCTGGTCAGGCGGTGACTGGTACAAGTTTGGCAAGCCTCTCCCGATTGACGCTGAGATGGTTGCTGACTTCATCGTGAAGGTAGGCAAGGGTGACCTTGACTTAAGTCAGGTACCTGATTACGGCAGACTGAATGACTCAACACTTAAGGCATTAGTCTCCATGTACCACGGCTGGGACTCAGCCTTTGACGATTGGGATTGCATTAACGCTGACCAAGTTATCCAGTTCATGCTCTTAGGGGAGGTCACCTATGGGTAAGTACAAGGTTGTCTTCTCCTACTCGGTAGAGGTAGAGGCAGAGGACGAGCGTGGTGCAGAGGACATGGCGTGGGAACTGTTTGGTAAGGGTCTTGACCCAACGAACACTGATGACTTCGCTTGCATCGTTGATGAAGTGGAAGATGTGTGGGATACCAACGAGAACGGCAACCACACCTGTGTAGATTGCATGGACGAGGTATCACCTGATGATGTATTAGGTCACAGCAAGTGGGGAGAACCACGATGCGAAGGTTGCTATGAGAATTGGAAGAGGTCTTAAGTCATGAACTATTCACCTAACCACCCCGCCGTGCGAGCATGGCAAGACAACCGTAGGTGCGACCAATGCTGGGGCACTGACCTGCCAGTGGTACGCAAGTACAACATGTGCACCGAGTGCGAGCCACTCACAATCCGTGAGCGTAAGAACCTAGTGAACCTCCGAGCAGGACGACAGATGATGAGGTCAGGACTTAAGTCCCGTGCACTCGTTGGACTGGGGCTGTTTATCGCAGGGTGCTACGCCTTGGACATCACCTACCTCGGTGGGCTGGTGCTGTACGGCATGTGCTTTATCTGTTGGCAGACAGGACTCAACCGTTGGTTCAAGGAGCAGGGACTATGAGCGCAATCATCAGACTGCAATGCGACAAGTGCAACGGCATGTCATCACTCACCCACTACGGGACAGCGACAGACGCACGAGTGGTGGAGTTCAAGCACGGCTGGTTCTACGACTACCTACACGGCGAGCCTGCTGACCTGTGCCCTGTGTGTTCAGGTCGCAACCCTAACTACTGGGTAGAGGAGCCATTCTAATGAGGTACTGGAGACTGTTCATCAACGGCATACGAGAGTGGCTTGCCCCCGTAGTCAAGGCATACCAATGGATAATGAAGAATGTCCGTAAGCCTGAAGAGAGAGAGGAAGGCTGGGTCATAGCGTTAGCAACTTGCGCCAACGGGACACCATACAAATACTTTAGGTACTGCCCGTATGAGGTGTGGCGTTGGACAACCAAGAAGTCAATGGCTGAGATATTCCCAAGCCTTAAGACAGCAGAGTATGCAGCAATGAACTCATCTGTCTACTACCAATCTGCGTACAGGATAATGGAAATCTAATCCGTATCTGATACGCTCATAGATAGAGCCTCTGGCTGGTGTTCCCCCTTCGCACCAGTCCAGAGGCTTCTTCTATTTCCAATAGATAGTCTGCGGTCTACGGACAAACTCTTCCCGTTCCTTCGGGGTCATGCCACCCCACATACCATCACGGCGTTTAGTCTCAGCCTCAAACGGAAGTTGGAACTTAAGACACTCAACTCTCACGGTGCAGGCATCGCAGAACTCTCGTGCCTTAAGCCAGTAGAAAGTACGGACATCACCTGTTGGTATCTCAGGGAAAAAGATACTGGTGTCTACGCCCTTGCAGTTTGCTTTATCTTGCCAAGCCTCGCTCACTTGCGCCTTGCTCGTTTCTTTGGTTGTGTCCGTTCATACTCACGCTGTCTCCGTGCCTCGTGGCACAGGCAGGGACAGTCTCCGTAGACCTCAGGGGGAGGCGGGCTGATAGCCAGCGTCACCTCCCCACAGTGGTCACAGATACCCATTCTTTTTATGGGTTGCACAGAGGGTTGCGCCATACCGATGGCGAGTGGTTCTCTTCAATCGCTTGCTTGTGCTCAATGCTTTCGTAGACACGGATGATGTGGATACAAGGGTCATCGCCCTCCTCAAACATCTCGTCTTCTTCTGCCGACTGAGGCAAGCCATCATGGGTGAAGCACACGGGTGGGCTAATGAACCCGTTGATTAACCCGATGTCCCGCCACAAGGTGAAACTAATTTGGGTGTAGTCCATCAGAAGAACTCGTCTTCGCTCACCTGTGATGCGGACGGGAAGACCTGTCCAATCTTTGCCATTGTCTGCTCGCTGTTGTCCTGCACCCATGCGTTCCAACGACACGACACGCCGACCTCATCAGCGATTAACTTCAGGCTCTTGCCCTTGGTGCCGTCCTTCTTGGTGAACTCGTCCTGCTCGTAGCGACCCACGATGATGACGGTTGAACCCTTGGTGATGGTGTTGGCTACATTCTCTGCCAACTTGGAGAACACCGTGATGTTGTGCCATGTTGTCTTCTTCTTGTCGTCCTTGCCGTAGGTGTCAGCGACTGAGAAGGTGAGGATTGCCATGCCCCCTTGGGAGTAGCGCAGTTCAGGCTCTTGCCCGACCTTGCCATTGACTGTGATTTGATTACTCATTTGATTCCACTTCTTCTTTCTGTAATGGTGTTATCCGTCCTGCTTTCTTAAGGCAGGTGTGTGTTGGCGCATGTTTAACTGCGACAAACAATGTTACAGATGTCTTACAACTCATGCAAGACCATCTTGTTCTTTCGTTCTTTCCTACACGCCCGACATTCTCGGTTGCCCGATGGTCGGCGGTAGGTGTTGGTTTCTGTGTACTCATGTCCTCTTGGGCAGTGTGTCTTGTTGGCATAGAAGTGTCTCCCTCTCTCTACTACATCTCTCATGTTCTCTGTCTGTGTCCCGCCCTCTAGGTGGTGGGGGTTCACGCATACTCTGTTGTCACACTTGTGTCTTACGACAGGTGGGTAGTAATAATTTGCCATGAAGAATGAGAAGCGATGGGCTGCCCTGTGTTTGTAGTTCACATACAACTGACCGTAACTGTCGCCTCGGCGTGAGCCTTGCCACTCCCAACATTGGTCGGGTGTGCTGACGGCTACCTTGCGCCAAAAGCGTTGGCTGTCTTTGTATGATACTGAGTCCACAGGTTTCCCCCTATGCGTACAGTTCTACCTTAGCAATATCATTTGCTCCCGCTAGTGATACGCCAGTGTCCCAGCCCCCCGTTCTCGTAGAGATAGCGTGAAACTTTCAGGTTGCAGTCAAACTTAAGTAAGGACTTCTTGACCTGTCGGTATGGGCGTTGGCATACCCGTGCTGTGACTGTGCGCCAAGTGCTGTTCACTTGGAGTGCGCCATAGTCGTAGGAGCCGTCACCGTTTTGTGATGACACTGCCTTGGGGTTGCATCGGGATTCACGCCACATGATGTAGGAGAATTGCTTGACGGGCAGTCCGTGCTTGCGGAGTTGTGCCTCGTACTGGGGGCAGGAGGGGGTGGCTTTAGCCTCTGCCACTGGAGGTGTTGTTAGTAGGGATAGGGCGATGATTGAGATAGTGATGCGTTTGAGCATGGGTTTCCTTTCGTAAGTCAATAGGTCAAGTAGGTTCCATAGTTCTCCTGTCTTAAGTGTTTAACGGATTAGAAGAGTTTATCAGTCGTAGTCTTCGTTAGTCTGCAACTCAAGCACATGGCTGGGTTGCAATAAGAAACCCCGTGCTGGATTGTCAGACCCACTAGCAAACTCACGCTTCTCCAACCATGAGTAGTTAGTACGCAGGAAGTTCTTCAACCGTGCGACAGAGATGAGGACATAGGAATCAGGTGCAAACCTGTATGCCCACCACTCCGCCTTGGTTACATTTATTCCCGATGGCTTCCACTCTCCACCACGAGGGCGTTGCTCTGTCTCCACTGCCATGCGCCCGTTGCGGTAGCGGTCAGCCTTGACTTCCACCGCCCCGTTGTTGAACGCATTGAAGAAGTCAATAAGGTTCTGCTCCCCCTCGTGACCATACGATAGGTCAGCCTTGAAATCAAACTGTGGGTTATACCCCCCGACCTCCATCAGTACCCTGCTTCCTTAAGTAAGTCAACGAACACATAGGCGGGCATCACTGCGTACCAGTCAGCAACCTGCATAGTGCCCCGCTTCTTAGCGATGACAGCACCGATGTGGACTTCAGCGTTAGCCATCTCCACCTTCAGTTCTTTCATCCACTCAGACAGCGTGATGCTCTTGTGGTCTTTCACTTCAATCACAACAGGCGCACCCATGTTGATGTCACCCTTGTCAAGATTGCCTGACAATGCACGGCGTTCTGCATGTACCCAACCTTCTGCCTTAAGCCATGCCACCACATCGCTTTCGGCTTTGGTTCCTTTTTGTTTAGCCTTGGACATAATCCTCACATCCTTGATAGAAGTCATCGCCCCATATTTCATACGGGTGATAACCAAGTTTAACTGCCCACCTATCAGCGTTGTAGACATCAAGCCCTATGCGCTTCCACTTACCCAGTTGGCTGGAGGTGATAGCAGATAGCCGACCATCAAGCATCAAGCGTTGGACAAAAGGTTCTGACTTAAGTCTGATACCTGGTGGTATGTACTCGGCACGGTATCTCCGTGCACCTTCAACACAGATTTCGCATCGGCACTTGTGCTTCAGATAGGAAGAGCGACCATGATTTATTGGTCTAGACACCGAACCAATCCTTATGCTTGGATTCCCACTGCTTGTAATACTGTTTCATCCACTGTGGCTGTGGCTTCTTTTCATCTAGCAAAGCGAAGGCATGGGCAAGGGCGTTAGAAATCTTGCGCCAATCCTCCACCTCTTGCTGTGCTTGCTTAAGTCTGAACTGGAGAAGTTTTACTTTCTCCTCCATCTCATCAAGTAAGTCCTCGTACCTAGCCATCAGTCCCCGTGGTATCTATTCGGTGGATAGATGTGGTCATAGTTTTTAACCTTGGGCTTTTCAATCTGCTCAACAGCAGTACGAAGAAGGTCACGGAACAACTGCGAACGCTTGACATTCTTCGCCTGACATAAGAAAGCAATCTGTTCCAACTGTGTCTTAGTGACACGCAAGCCGATGATGTGAGCCGAGGCTTCACTAGCAGTCGGGTCTACTGTGCGCTTGTTAGCCATCACTGACCTTCCTTAAACGCTACGAGTTCCTTAAATGCTTTACGCAATGCAGGCAGGTGTGACTCCATCCACTGCTGACCCTCAGGGATTTCAGCGTTAACGGCTACAACCTTGGGGTCAATGCCCTTGTCGGTACATGCTTTGTTGAACTGCTCTACCTGCTCAGGTGACAGTGGTGTCATCGCTCGTGGCTTCTTAGATGGTGCGCTTTCCTGCACTGGCTGTGGCTTAGGCGCAGGTGTGTGGCTTGGGATGTCATCCCATTCCTGCTTAGTCCACAGGCTGAGGCAGATACCAAAACGCATGGCTGCATTACGGATGAAGTCTGATGCTAGTTCCTTAAGTAAGTCAGGCTTGTTCGGCATACATGAGCCGATACCTAGACGGCGTGTGCCGTGCACTGTGAGCCAGCCAGCCATGTGTGCCATGCCATTCTCAACACGGTATGCAGGCAGACCGTCAGTGTCAAACGCTACTGGTTCCCATGACCACAGTGGGTCAATCTCAATGAGCATCTTGGTGACATCGGCATGACCAACAAAGTCAAGTTGGATTCCACCCTTAGGTAGTTTGCCAACAATGCGTGGGTCAGGGACACCATATGTGACGAGGACTTCTTCAAGTCCGATGGTTTTCTTTTCCATTATTTTTCCCCTTTCAAAAGGAATGTACGGGTTTGTACTTCTTTGGTGTATTGCTTTGCCAGTTCAGGATTCTCGGCACGGAATGTCTTTGAGTCAAACGACTCACGCTTCTGTCCCTTCCATGTAGCAACTGTCGTACCGTTCAGGATAGCGGTATCGGAGTCACCAAGCAAATCGCAAATCTCTGCTTTCAATTCATCTTCCAACTGTTTGTATGACGCAAGTTCAGAACGGACATGACGCAACCTCTGGATTAAGTCAGATGCTTCTTCTGGCAGTTCAACACTGCGGGACACAGGGCGTTGATAGCGGGTCTGGATTGTTTCGTATGACCACTTCACACCTGCTGGTGTCATGCCAAGTTCAATGCTGTTCAACCAGTCGGTCACTGCACCGATGTGCTCGTCAATTTCTTGCTGTGTAATCTCCTGCTCAACGAGGGTGAGGCGCAGGGTGTTGTCAAAGATTGCCCATGTCACACGCTTAGCATCGGAACAGATGGCTTGAGTGATGCCTTGGATACGCCAGTAGTCAGGCAAGGTACCTGAGTATTCACGGCTGGTGGTCTTCACCTCAAGGATGTGTCGTGTCTCCTCGTTCCACCCGTCAAGGGTAGAGATGAGATGGCACCCTGCTTCTGTGTCGTAGCAGAACAGTTCGCTTGGTGTCTCAAACTTTACGCCGAGCCTGTCGCCTGCCCACACAATGATGGTGTCTTCCAAACGGTTGCCTGTTTCCATAGCAGCGTTCGGTGTGATGGGGCTAGGTGCCACACCTGAGAGTTGCTCTGCGGCGTAGTGGTCTTTCTTCACGAACGGGTGTAGCCCGTAGATAGCGGCTGCTGCACTGGCGGAGATACGGCGGTTGCCGTTCTCATCCATGTATCGCTGGTCAAGCCATGCTTGAGAACCGTGTGGTTGTTTGTGGATGCGGTAACGCTTGAAAGTCATGTGACTCCCCTTCTGTTGTGTAACTGTTAGACACGAAGTTACAGGAGGGGTGTGTCAAAGTCAAGAGTTCAGAACAATTATTTTTCTAACCATTTCTACGGGGATGTAGAACAGGTTGATTCCTTCACCTTCGTGGATGGATTGGAGCAGAGTGATGTGCTTTTCTTTCGCACCATCGTCACCGACAGGGACGAGGAAACCAGTTGATTGCACAACTACTTCGCCGTCATCTTCAACACCGTCCAATGTGAGCCAACCTGCATCACCACCGTGTGCATCAGCCCAGTAGACGAGAACGATTGGGTATCGCTGTGGTTCAAACTCAGTCATCATTAGTTGCTGGCTCACCTTCAGTGCGACACTCAGGGCAGTAACGACCTTGTGATTGGTGCCATGCCTCACCACATGTGGGGCAGATGTAGATGTAGCGAGGGTCTGTCATACCCCGATAATAGTCGCTGGTTATGCGGCTCGCTTTTCCTTACCACGCAAGGCTGCCAACCGTTCTACAGCCTTAAGAAAGGAGTCATGGTCATTAGGTGGAACGACTGCTTTGACTAGATATTTAAGAAGAATGTCAATGTCTTGCTGAGTCATAGGACTTAAGACACTACCACGGCTTTGTTATAAAATCCTCAACACGGTTCAAGCGATTCTCAATGCGGTCAATAGCATCACGCATAGACGACCCGCCGTTGTTCTTCATGTTCATCTCAACATGGGCAATGGCTTTATCTAGTCTTGTTGCCCACCGATATACAGGTCGCACAACACCACGATAGATAATGCCAATAGATACAATACACCCAGCGATGGAACCAAGAACACCGACAAGACCCATCACACTTCCTTAGGCAAGGAACGCCAAGCGGCTTCAAACTTCACTGCGTCTTTAGCCATCTCAGGGGAAAGTTCTACATGCAACCACATCCCTCCAAAACTTCCAGCGTTATCGGACTCGGTAAAAATCTTCGTACCGTCATCCGACTCACCTCTTGACGAACGGTAACCTCTGCCATACCCAGGCTTATTGTCCTTAGGGTTTCTGTCATAGGCGTAGTCGTGAATCTCTACGATGCCAAGGGCTTTGGTGTTCTTAAGAAACCAGTTCCACATCTCAACGCCGACTGCCCGCTTGCTGTACCCAAGGTCTACGGCTGCGCCCGTAGCGTGGACACTCAGCCACTTCTCCATGCCAGGGTCACCAATCTTCTTGCCTGCAGTGTGGGAGTTACGCATTAATCGTGGGGAGTAGATGCCAAGGTTCTTCGCCTTGTACTTCTTCTTTGCTAGTTCAGCCAACTTGACTGTGCCTGGCTGTGCCTTGCCACCATCAAAACTTGGATAATATGGGTACGGTCTTGTCATTCTTCTTCTTCTATCCCTATGCCAAAAGCGATGGCGATGATGTTGATAACGAAAGCAATAAGGCTGATGAATAAAGCCTTGCTCAGTGTCTCACCTGAGAGGGTGATGAGCATGAGGGCAGTGCTGGTTAGCCATAGTGACAGGCTAATGATGGCTCCTAGATACTTACGCATGGGTTTTACTTTACCACTTTCTTCTTGTGACGGCTGGCATGGTGCTGATAACTGTTAGGGCGATGAGGGTACGGCGGGTGCTAACTGGAACCGTTGAACCGATAGGGACATAGGTATCCACTGCACCACCGAAGACATTGACCGAGGCTTCAAAGGATTCACGCACGGCATCAGGGGCATCCTGGACTGCTGAGACAAGAGCGACCAGTTGTTCCTCACTTAAGTCCTCAACTACGAGAGCCTCAAAGATTTCGGTTGCTTCCTCTGCTGTCACCTCAGCCAAGACTTCAGGGTCGGTAGCCAACTCAGTAGCCTGCTCAGGGCTTACGATAGGAGGAACCACAACAGGCTCAGGGATAGTAGTTACTGGTACCGTTGTAGTAGTCGTAGTGCTAGTGGTAGTGGAGGTAGAAGATGTCGTGGTTGTTGGCAGGATTGTTGTCGTTGTTGGCGCAACAGTTTGAGGCACAGTTGTGGTTGGAGGCAGAGTAGATGTCGTGGTTGTTGTTGGTGCCACTGTTGTTGTGGGCACTTCTGTTGTGGTGGTGGTAGACGATGTTGTCGTGGTTGTTTGAGGTGGCTCCGTGGTTGTTGTTGGTGGGAGCGTTGTTGTGGGCAACTCTGCAACGGTAGTTACGGAACCTTGCCCGTACCCAAGTTCATACTGCACATTCCATGAAGTCCCGTCACGCCAAACATCGGGCTGGTGACAGCAGGTGCCCGCCCGTAGACGGTACCTACCTGGCTCTAACGACACAGACAAATAGGATTGCAAACCGTTGTAGTCATCGTTGCTGACAATCAGTTCACCAGCCTCTGTGTACAGCCATAGTTGAGGGTCGGATGGGTAGCCTTCAGACTGGTAGGTCTGCGCTACGAACTGTGTTGTTTCTGTGTACTCAAACCAAACATCTGTTGGTCGGGTGATGATTGGGTTTTCCGCTTTAGCACTGGATGACAGCAGTAAAGCAGAAGCAATAACCCCTATGAAAAGTAGTGTGGCTCTACTGAGCCTGTGGGTCACGCTTCACACCGAAGGCTGCGTCCACTTCGCTTGCGTCCAACTTGCCATCAAGGGATGACTTGGCGAGGTTCACGAGAACATCTGCGATGGCATGGAAACCACCAAGGGCTGCCGAATACCACAACGGGATTGACACGCCCGTACCTACAGAGTTGATAATGCTAGAGCCTGTAATGATTGTGAGGCTGGACATGATGAACAACGCTACGATGCGGCTCGCTACATCCTTGGCAATTTTCAATGACAACATGGGGTTCTCCTATTGGTTAGCCCCTTGCGACTTAAGTCAGATATTACCAGGTTTTAGTCGTGCTTGATGATGTAGTTGACCACAACATGAGGCTGTAAGTAAGCCTCGGCACCGCCTGTGTCGGCGTTGGTCATCGTGATGGCTGTACCAACTGTTCCTGAAATGCCAGTAGTTGCTGACGCTGTTGATTCCGTATATCCGAGTTCTGGGCTGGCTCCACCGTTTAGGGCATCAACTGTAAAGTCTAAACCTGACAATGTTTGAACACCGTTGATGGTGTGGGCGTGACCAGGGTCCGTAATCGTCACCGTTCCTGAGGCGAGAACTGCAGTGTTTGCGTGGCTGTGGCTTGGCAGGTTGTTGGTACCGATAGTGGTAGAGCCACCTGTAGCCAGCAAGGTCAAAGAAGCACTGTCGCCTAATGCAAAACGCCCCTTAAAGTCAGGGGTGGTAGCACCGACAATCGCAGCAAGGGCTGTGTATCCAGTGGTGCTTGTGCCATCACACAAAAGCCAACCAGTCGGGGCAGTGGCACCACCGTACATGGCGATAGTGCCGACAGGGACAAGAGCGTTAGCGACAGCAGTAGCAAGGTCTGCTAACGCAACAGTGCCATTAACAAGGTTCGCTGATGCAACAGTTATGTCGGTAGGCAAAGCACCTGTAGCCAACTTACTTAAGGCGATAGCAGCAGAGGCGTTAATGTCTGTATTAACGATTGCACCATCTGCAATCTTGCCTGATGTAACAGCCGAGTCAGCAATGCTGTCTGCACCTACGGCTGCCCACTTGACACCACCGTCAGTCACCGTAGAATCGGCAACCAACACCTTGTTGTTGTTCCCTGAACCACCAGTAGAAATTGTCTTAAGACCCGATGAGCCATGAACAACGATGTCGCCGTTGACTGTGTATTTAGATACAAGGTCGTTGGCTTGGTTTGCTTCAGTGGCGGTGAACACTGGGTAGATGGTTGCTCCAACATCATGCGCCCTGTCCGTGGTGTCATCAGCACCACGACCATTAACTGATGCCGTCCATGCTGAAGTAACAACAGGGTCAACAACAGTCAGTGTTGTTGAAGAAGCATAGATGACGCAAATCTTTTCTTCTTTAGATGTGCCTGGGTCAACAACAACGAAGAAAGGCGAACTGCCTGTTGTCCACCCTGACATTGCGGATGCAAGAGTAATGCTTGTAGCGTTAGCGGCAAGACCGCCACCACCTAAAGCGTTTGTTACTGCTGCACCTTTATAAGACCTGCGTGAATAAGCCATTGTTATCTCCTAGTTTTCCACTGAACGCAATGTTACTGTAAGCGTCCCGTTAAATTGCCATGTGTTCCCTTGCGAATCTGACGCTTCCCAAGTCAAATCTTCCAAGATGACAGAGTGTGTTGACGAACCCATTTGCAGGGTGACGATACGGGGGGAACCAATCAAACCATCAAAGAACGATTGCTGTTCATCAACATCGTAGTAATACTCTTTGCCACGGACATTGACGGTTTGATGGAGCATCACGGGGATGACGAACACTTGTGAACGGAACGGGGCAGCGTATGCTCTAGCCATCCAACGGGTGAATGTAGGACCTGTTGATGTGGCGGTGGATGACCTGGCAAGGGCGAACTTGAACGCTGCTTCAATGGCTCGTGTGTCCGAACCGTCAAAGGAGTTTTCAATGTCGTTGCCCGAATCCCATTCTCCTACTTCTTGGTAGTCGCCATCGTCAAGTTTTAGATACGAGGTAATAGAACCAACAAGGGGGGTGGAACGGGTATCAATCTTGGCTACGAACTTGCGGTCTGGGATACCCCAACGCCATGTCCCTGTTTCAATCTCACCCGATGCAACAAGTTGTGTTGAGTCTTCAGCAACAACGCCGACACCCGAAATTGTAAAAAGTCTTTTGCCCGAAAAAGTGGCGACTGACTGGACATCGCTATTGGATGCGTACATTAAGTCAGTAGAGAAAGCGGGCGTGTTAGGTGCGATAAAACTTGACAAGTCAAGGCGACCTAAACCACCTGATGTGCTGTCATATCTTGACCATGCGAACCAAACAAAACGGTCTTCACTGCTAAAGCCTTTAACATCCCCTGTTGTTGGTATCAGTGAACCAGCAACAAGGTTTCCTTCAGGGTCGGTTGAACAATATCGGACACCTTTGTTCGTACCGACAATGATAAACCCAAGGTAACCATGCAATGCTGTTGGGTATTCACTGTTGGGAAGTTCTAAAGAAACAATAGCGACATCAACTGTACCGTCTGCCTTAATACCCAAACGGTAAACAATGCCGACATCGTTTGCATGACCAGAAATATAAATATGGTTTTGCCCACCAACAATTCCTGTGCAAACAAAGTTAGGGTCACGCAATGTTGCCACTGCTGTACCGTGAGAGGTGCTAGCGGCGTAAGGGATGATGTGCACATGGGTGTTAGCAGTGTCGTTATGAACACCGATTACAAAACCTTTGGCGAAACCAAGTTTTGTGTAGTTGTATGTTCCGCCTGATGTGGCGTAATGGTCGGTTAAAGTTGAACCGCCGATGGTTGTCATCAGGATGCCTTCGTTTGCGTATGCAACATAAACTTGTTTACCATCAGTAGCAATGTCGTTTATGGCTGCGGCAGGCGCACCAGTTGTCACTGATGTCCATGTCGGTGAAGAATCGTATGGGTTAGTGCTGTACTTTAAAGTTTGACCATCAGCCACATATATGTACCCATTGACTTCAATCATTTTCAGGTTTGTCCCTGTCATCGCAGATGAAGAAGGAAGTTTTGTGGCGTTAAGAAGCGACAACTGACCCTTCACCCAAGGGTCAATACCTTTAGATTTATAAAAACGATACGGTTGGTGACCAGCAGTGTCGGCATACTGTTGACCAGCACCAAGGTGCCAAGAGTCTTGACCACGCCTCCACAAACCACCAGGGTTAATGGCACCCTCGCCAGGGGTGGTTGAATCATCCGTTGAATCACGCACACGCTGTTCATAGCCACGCTGGAACTTCCCTGATTTTTGGTCAATCATAAAAGGGCGACCATCAATGGCTACAGGGAAAACATTAGGTACTAGGTTGGTTGAACTTGTACCCGAAAAGTATGGCGGTGTCCCAACATACGGGAGAGTAAATGTTGGTACAGCCATTAGACCCTGCTAAGGAAAGTAGGGTATTGCCTCTTAAGTTTGGCTGATTCAGAAATGATACGGTCACGGCGCATACGAATAATATTGTTAACGGAGTTAGACACACCGCCAACTGGCACTTCTTCGGAACGGCGGGTATCACCTTGCGACTCGGTAAAGTTGCGCTTCACTTCTCTTGGGGATACAAGTCTGATTTGTGCACCCATAATAAGGATGTCTTCACATGAGGACGGAAGACCAGTCATGTTCTGAATGTTCTGAGAATCAGATGTGACATTAGAAAATGGTGCTTTGTATACGACAACCATGCGCCCTGCACGAACCTGTTCGTCAAAGCGGATGCCATACCCTGAGTTGAAGTCATCGTTCGGGAGGTCACGGATTAATCGGCAACGGCGAATCTTGGGGTAGTCGGTGGCAATGTAACGCAACGAGACCGATACGAGGTCAATGATTGTGTCTGTGGTTGGCAGGTTAATCATGGACCATGTGCCGTTGTAGTTCAATTCCAAAGATTTGATTTGGAATAACCCATTGACAGGGCTAGACAAATCGTCTAGTTCTGCGTTGATGGCTTCAAGGATTTGAGCACGAGGGAACTTTGGGTCTACCGTCACAATGGCGTTAGCAGAATGGGCGGCTGCAGTTGTACCGTTCCATCCACGCTCAATAGTCACTGACTTTGAACCAGCAGAGATTTCCCACACATACATCAGTTCGTTATCTATCTGGATAACGCCACCAGGTCGGATACCACCAAGGTCGTACAGCATGGCAACAGAAGTAGAGGTAGCAGTAATAGAAGAAACAGTTTTGTTTCTTTCTTCTACCGTCCCCGACATTAACTGTCGGACGGTGCGGTCTACAACTGTGCCAACTGTGGACACTTACTTCATCTTCTTCTTACGGACAGAACCTTTAGCCTTGGAACCTGTGTCCATCTTCTTGCCTGTCTTCTTGGCTTCAGCCTTTGCCATAGCCATTCCCTTAGAATTGTATGGGAACTCTTTTTTTCCTACCTTGGGCATTAGGACTCCTTTGTCGGTGTGGCTAATCATAGCCGATAATGGTCTAGGTTTGCTTGAAGCCTTAAGTCAGCAGGAGAAAGGGACAGAGCAATAGAACCTTGGAAGAACGCTTCGTCTGAGTCGCCAAGATGGTGCAGGGAGATGGCGGCTAGGTCATGGAGCAGTGGACCCCAAGCCTCCGCTTCACACAGATAGTCAAGTGGCTTCTCAGAGATGAGCAGTCCTTGTCTGCTGGCATGGAGGCACCTGTCCCAGTCTTCTTTGGCGTAGTAATGCTTGGCTAGGTCTGCCCATGATTCTCGGCGTAGTGGGTCTTCAGCAATGGCTAGGTATAGGTGGTGCTCACGGGCATCGGGTCGCATCTTGGCTAGGTAGCGGTAAGACGCTGCTCGTTCGGGGTGCCACATGGATAGTTTGAGATGCTCTGAGAAATGGTATTGGGCTAGCCCTGTCTCGCCGTTGAAGTAATACTCACGGGCTAGGTAGAACTGATTGCGGTCATCACGAGGGTCTTCCTCCACTGCCATCTTCAACAAGGGGAGGTACTGTGACCTTGACTTTGAACTGTCAGGGTGGTGGTGGATTTGTAGACTATCGGTCCAATACTGGGTTTCGGTTTCGGTGCACTTGATGACTTCGTGGACTGGGTGTTTCCAGTAGAAGTTGTGGCGGGCGTGAATCTTATCTCCGCCGTAAGTCAGACCTTCCGACCCATCTTCGTTCCATGACCATACATACTTGTAGCGCAGGCGGGCGTTGGTTGGTAGTGGCTGTGCTTCTATGGCTTCTCGCCACCCTGGTTGAAGAACCTCGTCCATGTCAAGGGCTATGCAAAGGTCTATGTCATGAGGGAGAAGGGACAGCGCAGCGTTGCGGGCATGGTCAAATCTCCACGGGTCAAAGATTTGGATATGGGTAGTAACGCCTGAATCCCATGCGATTGTGGTTGTTTTATCTGTTGACCCTGTGTCAAGGATAAGGCGATAGTCAGCATCGGCGCATGATTCAGCCCATCGTTTAACAAACTGTTCTTCGTTCTTGGCGATTGTATATACCGCTATTTTCATAGCCCCTCCTAAAGATTTAAAACAGTTTGCTTGTTCCTAAAGAACCTTACCTGATTATCAAAGAAAGGTTTATCTGCGGCACTAACTGGTTCGGTGTAGTAGTCGTTAAACCTTTGGATGCCAGCGTCAAGTTCTGCCTGCTCCAATGCTTGCAAACCGTAGGTGTCTTCAATACCGTGAATCTTGAACAGGGCTGACAGCGATGATGAAGCCATGCGCTTGAACACCATTGTCTTAATAGCGTTATCTAAGGCGGGGATGTTTGATGGTCGGACACGGGCTGTCTCGCTACCTGCCAAGTAGTTGCTGATTTGCATAGGAGGCAAGGAGGCTAGGGCTGTGCGTTCCTCGGTGGTGAACCCAAGGGAATCAAGGAATGTCTTGGCTGCTATTGCTGCACTGTCTGTGCTGTTAAATGGTTCTTCTGTGAGGGCTGACCATTCGTAGATGAGTCGCATGGTTTCTTGGATAGTAAACCCTGTTGCTGGATAAAAACTATTGTTTACTTTTTCAAGAGCCAAGTCTTTTTTGTTTTTCCCTTCTGTATAAAGCAAATGCGCCGCACCGTTTACACAAAGAAATGGTTCATACACAATTATTTCAGTGACACCAGAAAACACACGGTCAACATTTTCTTCTACAAACATTTTGGGACCGTACATTCCCCTATCACATCTCCAGTCGCCACCATTCACGGCTACTGAATCAGTAAAAGAAAAAGCCCAAAGGTTATTATCATCTTCGCTTACAGACAAAGGCTTGTCGTAGATGTCAATGATTCTTTCAATAGGGTAAAGATTCAATACCTGAGTTACGCCATCACAGGAAGCGGTGAGGTTATGTAAAGGAAGTTTTAGGAATGGATGTATCCATGCAGCCAGAAGTGTTCCGTCTTGCAGGACAAATGCGTCAATGAAATCAACTGATTCGTTGCCTGTTGGTGTTTGAATCCACACATCTAATTCACTTGCAAACTTAGGAAGTTTGTCAAGAAGAAAGAATCCTCTGTGTGTTGACAAGATTTTTGTTGAGAATGGTTGTGTTTGAATCATGGTGCTAAGTCCGAACTTGCATAGTATTGGAAGTAGGCACGACCTGGTGAACCAGACCCGCTTCCTTCTCCATTGCCACCAACACCATAGTTTCCTCCACCGCTACCGCCGTTACCATTTCGTCCGTCACCACCGCCGCCGCCCCCGAATGTACCGCCACCGTAGGTGCAAGAAGATGCTCCTCCACCACCACCACCGATTTCGTAGGTTCCATCTCCATTGCCACCGCCGCCAGCGTTGCCACCACCGCCACCACCAGCCCATGCAATCAATGCGCCGTTCTTGTCGTTGGCTCCATAACCAACTCCACCAAGGTTCCCTGAGCCACTAGACCCGCCACGACCATTGTAAAGGTCAGTGCTTGCACCACCGCCACCTGCTGCCGAAACACCAAGATTAGAAATAGAAGACGAGCCACCAGACGCTGCGGCTCCACCGCCTGCTCCGACAACTACAGAAATTGCTGTGCTTGAACCACTAGCAAAAGTTAATGATGCAGACGCATAGCCCGCACCACCGCCGCCACCGCCACCTTGGTTATACCCTCCACCACCTGCACCAACCAACTGAACGGAAGTAATTGATGGGACAACTATTGAGCCGCCAGTTGGGGTGACAGTCGGGATAGTGATGTTCCAAGTGCCTGATGCTGTCTTGCTGAATGTTTGCTTCGCCCATGTAACGAATGAAGACACCGATGTCGTGGTTGTCCCGATGGCATTGGTTGCGACACAACGAAAATAGTATGTTGAGTTTTCATCTAAGCCAGTGATGTTGGCATATGAAGAAACACTTTGCCCAGTAATCGGTGTAGTAGCAGCATTGACTTCTGAGTACGAAGAAAAGTTATTGGTTTTGTTGTACTGAAACTTCACTGTTGTTGAGTAGAAGTTTGCGCTAACAGTTGCGTTGAGTGTCGCTATGGATTGGTTGAAGTTGGTTGCAGCCGACAAGGAAACCGTTGGTGCCAGTGCAACAGACGAAGCAATAAACCCGTGTCTGATGGGCATTACGAACTCAAATCGCCAATAAGCACATAATCGTTAGAGCCAACACAGAACAGTGTGGCTGCTGAATACCTATCACGAAACTTGGGACCAGGGGTTCTGTTCACCGTTACGCTAGAAGCAACAACAGTTACTTGACCTGCGCCTATTTGTAGAAGGTCAATAGCCTGACCAGCAGACAATGCTGTTGTTCCGTTGACGGTAACAGTGATTGCTGATGCGTTACTGAGGGTCACCATCTTGCCAGCGTCACTAGATGCAAGGGTGTATGTAGTGCCTGTTTGTGCGTTTATGGTTTGGGCATTTGTAAATGTGCCTGTTGGACCTGTTGCGCCCGTTGGACCAGTTGGTCCTGTGACTGTTGAATCCGCACCAGTAGGACCTGTTGGACCTGTAGCACCAGTAGGACCTAAAGGTCCAGTCGGACCTGTAACAGTTGACGCTGCGCCTGTGGGACCCGTAGCACCCGTAGCACCCGTGTCGCCATATTCCCCTTGTGGACCAGTGGGACCAGTTGGTCCTGGAACTGTGCTGTCTGCGCCCGTAGGACCTGTAGGACCAGGGGTGCCAGGTGAACCCTGAATACCTTGAGGACCAGTAGGACCTTGGAAACCAATATCTCCCTTAGGTCCTGTCGGTCCTGTTGGACCAGTAGAGCCAGTTGGTCCTGTGACACCTTGGATACCTTGTGAACCTGTAGGACCTGTAACACCTTGGAAACCTTGAGAACCTTGTGCACCAGTAGGACCTGTAGGACCTGTGACAGTAGAAGCAGCACCAGTGGCACCAGTGGCACCAGTCGGACCAGTGACACCTTGGATACCTTGGATACCTTGTGTGCCTGTTGGACCCGTGATTCCCTGCGCCCCTGTTGGTCCTGTAGGACCAGTCGGTCCTGTGACACCTTGTGTACCAGTAGGACCTGTTGCACCTACAGCCCCTGTTGGACCTGTAACGGTAGAGGCTGCACCCGTAGGACCAGTTACACCTTGTGGTCCTGTAGGACCTGTATTGCCCGTAGGACCTTGCGGTCCCGCACTAGAAGAACCAACAACCGTAACAACATTAGAAGTAATTAAGCCAAATGTTTCAGTTGTCCGTGTGATGACAATGTTTGTGGTAGCCATTACTACCTCGTCACATCAGCAAGAACCGTGACATTGCCTGCCAAGATTGTTGAAATAACACCTGACGCATTTTCTTCAAGGTCCCAAAAATACAAACCAGCAGACAAAGCAGCAGAAGAAGTAGCCGACAAAGTACAAGTTACCTGACCAGAAGTCCCAAAGGCAACAGTGCAAGTAAACGAAGCCTTGATAGTGGTGGAGTCCTGCTGGGTACGAATCTGTGCACGATAGGTGCGTCCTGTAATATCAACGGGCGTAGACCCATCAGTCGTGATAGTCACGACCAGGGTTTCTGTGTCACCACGGGTGATAATTAGGTCTTGGTCAGCAGGTTGAGCCATACGGTAAGAATCATAGCACTATTGCGGTGCTGGAGTTCCCTCAATTTGGTGACGAGAAGTCGCTAACTGTTCCACAGCATGACACCCATCAATCGTTTTAGGCTGAAGTCCTTCGGCACGAAGACGCTTATAGGCAGGCATATCTTTTGACCAGTTCTTTTCACGCTGGTTAATAGCCGCAACTGACTCACCCTTGGTGGTGGTGGAGTTAGCCCCCATCTGTACCCCCGCAACTCGGCATCCGAAACAACCCTCAACATCCAAGTTTGGATGTGTTTCTCTATGCTTCAATGTAATCCCCGTATCCTGCAGCCCGAAGGTCTGCTTCTTCCTGCGCTGTGATTTGATGAACATGACCACCGTGGTAGGTGATAGCGATGTCTTCTTGTTCTGATGGTTGGAACTCAGTGAACGAACCATCGTTTAGTTTGAACACATTGCGTCCACGCCGACCTGGTTTTAAGACAGCCAAGATTCCACGCTCACCTGGCAACGCCCAGTTCACATAGTTATCTGTGGGCGGTTTAAAGGTAGTCATGTCTTAAGAATAGCAAAAGCCCCCACCTTTCGGCAGGGGCTTCCACTTGGTCCTTATCGGGGATTAGGCGGCGTTTGCACCAATGCTGGATGCAGACTCAATGCGGCGGAGTGCTTCCTGACGGAACACACCGTAACCCACGAAGTGCTTCCAACCGACTGGGCGGAAACGCTGGAGGAGGTCGGTCACTGTGCCGTACACAATGGTTGGCTGCTCGCCGTACTCGCCACCCATAGAGACAGCCTTGGCAAGTGCCTGCTGACCCATGATGAGGGTACCGTAAGAGTCACCTGTTCCTGCGGCTCCTGAACCATTGAACGCATTTGCGAAAATTGGTGCACGAGGTGATTCCATGAAACGGACACCTTCAAACATTCCAATTTCACCGTTGTAAAGAGGCATTGCGTTGGTGTACTTGTACGAGTCACGCCAGCCTGAAGCATCGGTGATGCTACGAAGGTCGTAGGAAACATCTGGGTGGATGAAGCCGACATAGTTGCCACCGATTGTTGGAACATTTGCTCCACGCAACTGTGCAACTGCACGGCGGATGTCCTTGGCGGTGATGGTGTCATCAACATCCATGTCAACACGGGCAGCGGCAGTGTCTGAACCACCTGTTGCGTAGATGACATTTGTACCAGCCTGAAGAACATTACGAGCGATGGTGTCAATGGACAAACCAGCGTTGTAACCAACAGCGTTAGCGGCTACTGGGTCTACAGGGAGGAACGAAGATGCACGGAGTTTCGCCGTGGTAACTGTTGCGTTACCGTATTCTTCCAATGTCACCGTGACCTGGCTGTCGCTCATTGCGACTGGGGTCACATCTTCTGCCTCACCAAGAGCAGTTGTTGCTGCTGCAAGGTCAGCGAAGACCGTGAACTTAACGGATGCACCTGGGTTAGTTGCGTTCGTTGCACGAACATCTGCGAACTGGTCAAAGTACATTTCTGGACGAAGGGCAAAGTATGCCAACTTCTCAAAAGCAACCTGGTCAACCGAGAGGTTGGCGGTGCCTGTTTCTGCTGCGTAGTAATCAGCCATGATTTTTTTTCCTTAATAGGTAGAGGTTTGGGTTGTTATCCCAGGTCAACGCCCTGGGCTTGTGCCTCTGCAAAAATTGCTGAAATCTCTTCGGAAGATGAAGCATCTCTGATTCGCTTAATCCAAGATGGTCCTTCTGATGCTGTCTCGGCTCCTGCTGCAATCCTATTGGTTTGCTGCCAGGCTGCTTTGTCTGCATCCATTGGGTTTGCTTGGGGTGTAATCAACTGTGCTTCTGCGGCGGCTGCCCTGATTGCTTCTGGGTCAAGTTCACCGTCATAACCTTTGACGAAATACTTGGCTTGAGGTGAGGCTGGGTCAATCCCTGCCTTTACAAAAGCCAACTCTCGTTGGGCTACTGCGAAATCCGCAACTTGTTTGCGTAGTTCTTTGGCTTCCTTTTCCAGTTGCTTCATCCGTGCACGAACTGGGTTCTGCTCGGTTGCTGGCTGGTCGTCTTCTTCGTAGTATTCATCTGCGAAATCTGACATATGGCACTCTCCTTAAGTCCACACCGCACTGGAGGGTTACGGTGGCTACATGATTTACACCCCATTTACGACAGTTAACTAGGGGGGCTGCTAACTGTGTCTCCCCATCGGGGTCAAGACTTAAGTTAGCACATTGTTGCGGTGTGCGCTACTGCCCTACTGTGCCAAGCCCGACATTGCCTGCTTGTGTGGCTACAGCAGAACCGCCACCCTTGAAACCAGCAACTCGCTTTTGTCTGCGTTCTTCAATTTTTTTGCGGGCTTCAGCGTTAGTGCTGAAAGTACCAGAGATTTGTTCTGCGACACCAATGTCAGTTTCGTTAACAGACCCAGTGAAAAGTTGTTGCTCGTCACGGATTTTGGCGAAGCCTGTTTGAGCCACGGCTGTAGATACACCTTGTGCTGCAAGGTCTTCTGCGGTCTGCAGACCAAGTTGCAACCCTGCCTGGGCTTGACCTTGGGCTGCAATCTCGGCAGCCTGAATCTGACGACCAAAGAGGTTGGCGTTCTTCTTGCGACCAATGATGTCTGTCGCCCTTGTTGGGTCTAGGAAGTATGCAGCAAGGTCTGACTCAGTTACACCGTAGATGCTTTGCAGTTGCTGTTTAACGCTTTGCGGGGCGTTCATGGCAGCCTGGTATCCCTGCCTCAGACGGGAATCAAACTCGGTTGGGGCGACATCGCCACCAATTAGTTTTGCTAAATCATCAGGAGAATCGTAAAACCCTATAGGCATCCCGCTATTCTGCAAACGCAAAATATAAGCCTGCTCCTGCTCAATGTACTCAGATGGCTTCAAAGCCCGCAAACCATTGGCGACACGGATGTCATTGCCCTTGAAGCGTTCCTTGATAAGAACCTGTGCGTCAGGGCTTGCATCAATAAAAGTAGAAAGTTGGTCTTTGTTATTGACATCAATAGTAGGGTCTATATTTGCCCTGCTGAGAATGTCAAAAAGAAATCCAAGACCAAGGGAATCAAGCGTTCTTTGGAGGTCTGCAGCACTAGCCATTAGCGAACCTTACCAAACAAAGTCTCAACATTCTTGATGATGTTGTCATAGCCAGTCTTCGCCTCTTTGGTTTCCTGCCACTCTGGAAGTTTACGCAGATAGCCAGACCACTCCGTTGAGTTCATAAGACGAGGCTGCTTAGTGAGAGGGTCGGTGTAGGTAAGCAAACCTTTAAACTTGTCGTTGGTGAAATCAACCATTGAGTCGTCAATGCCAAGGGTCTGGGCGGCTACCGCCTTGTAGGAAGACAGAGCATCGTCAAGCGAACCTTCGTCAAGTTGGGGAGCCAGCGAAGGGTACAAGTTTTTAGCCTGGTTGCGGAACTGAATCCCAACCTGCTCTTTACTTAAGGTCCCGTTCAACATAGCCTGGACATAACCCTCAACCATTGAATCAGTCAAGGTAATGCCGTACTTCTTTGCCGTGGTACGAACAGAAGCAGCATCGTTGCCAGTCTGCAGTTCGGTAGGTGCAGCAGCAGTTGGCATTGCAGGGACCATGCCAGATGGTTGTGCGCCCATCGGATTGTTTCGGGCATTGGTCGCAATGGTTTTGTTTATCTCTTGAGAAATGATTGCTTCATCCCAGCCACCTTTTGTGGCTGACGCAGCCAGGCTTGATACCTGCGCTTCAGACAATGTGTACCCAGACTTTGCAGCAACCGACTTAATATAGGTGCCTCTTGCAGCAACCGTGTCCAAGTAAGAACGGTCATTGGTTGCTGTCGCCTTTAGGAAATCGTACTCGCCTACTTGTAAACCAAGTGCCCATTTTGAGTTGTTGAGTTTTTGCGTTACAACATCGGCTGGTTCATCATTGATGTAGGCGTTGCGGATAAGTTCAGCAACCTCTGGAACCGTGTTGTAAATACTTACAATCCACCCGTACTTGTCCTGTAAAAACTTTTGCCAATCACCACCAGCAACATACTTCTCACGCTTGCTCTTACCACGAGCATTTTCCACCAAGGTAAGGCGTGACTTGTAACTAGCACTTGTTGTCTTAAGACGACCATTGTCTGTCAAGTATTCAGTGATTGTTTTGTAATTCTTTTTTAAGCGAGTATTAGCCTCTGCAAGAATCTTTTTATCTGTTGCGTTAATAGCCATTACTATTGACCTCCACTAAGAACTTTGTCAAAGTTGGCAAAGATTGAATCAAGTTTGTTAACATTAACTTCTCCCCCAAAATCTTTTTCAATTTGAGATTGAGCAAATGTTGTTGGGTCTGGGGCGGCAGTTGATGCCCCACCAGCAGAGTATGTTCTTTGATACGAAAGTTCGTTTGACTGGTATGCCTCAATCATGCGGTTAAGGTCACCCTCACCGATAGTGCGACCAAGTGAGTCTTGAGATACTTTTCTGAAGATTGCCTTAAGGTCGGTAGGGCTTGTTACCCTAGTTGGGTTTGCCCCGCCACCAGAAGAATCTGAACTTGAGGACATAGGGAATTTGGCTAGTGCAGCAACGGCATCGGTTGTTGCTTTCCCTCGGATGTTAATACCGTAGGCATCGGTTTTGTCTATAGAGAATTGGTTGATTCGTGACAACGCTTCTTTGAATTTGCTGATGGTCTTAGGGTCGTACCTGTTGCCAATTTGACCTGGTTTAAACCCTGGGAACGCTTTCATCAAGTTGCGTTGGATAGAAATAACATCGTCTTGTGGTAAGGAAAGAAGTAATTGCCAGTCTTGTGTTTTATAGATGTACGGGCTATTGGGGTCTTTCATTGAGGCGGTAGTCGGTGGCACATAGTTGGGGTCAATGCCACCTGCAAAGGAGTTGCCGCTGCCAAAGTCAATGCCTGCAGTGTCGTCAGTTTCTCCTGGCAGAGTGTTTTCTGTAGGGGTTTCGTTTTTTGGTTTTGGTGCCATAGATGTTGTCGCTATCGGGATAGTTGTCGTGGTTGTAGTAGTGCTGCTGGTACTAGATGTCTTGGGTACAACAGTAGTGGAAGTGGTAGAGGTTGCTTGTGGTTGCATCCTGCGTGGTCCATACTCGGCTGCAGACGGTGCCATGCTTCTTTCGCCAGCCGTGCTTTCTGGAACCGTAGTAGTGGTTGCAGGAATAGTGGTTGTAGTTGTTGGCAGAACCGTGGTTGTAGGGGCAACAGTAGTAGTAGGGACGATGGAAGCATCCTGTTTGCCGAACTGTGTGGTGACATCTTTCAAAGCCTGCTTGTCTGCTTTTGCCTGCGACATTCCAGTTGCAACCAAAGCATCAGAACGGTCCATCACCCAGTCAGCCCGCAAGCGGGTATCACGAGCCTCTCGTGTTTCCTTGTTACTTGGTTCTGGCAAATCAGGAAGTGTGCTAGTAGTAGTGGGAGTGAGCGTGGTCGTTGTTGGCTTAACGGTTGTGGTTGTTGGCTTAACGGTTGTCGTTGAAGAGGTAGTGGTCGTTGGCTGCTGGACAGGCAAAGGGTCAACACCAAAGTTGTATGGCTCAACCTTTTTACGGTTAAAAGCACTGGTCAAAATGTCAATAGGTTTTGGTGCTATTGATTTTTTGTATTCATCAATACGAGCATCTAACTGGCTGAGAATACGAGTGGGGTGACGAGGGACATTAGAAGCAACTTCCGAGTCAATCCAATCAATAAGTTCCTGAGGCAAAGGGGTCTTGATAGGGTCAAGTTTGTAGCGTTCTCTCAGATATTGGAACATCCGTTTAGATGTGGGCAAGCCAGCAGGCTGGAAATGGTGTACCTCATCTGTTCCAAGAATTTGCTTAATACCGTATTTCATTGAGACTTTAGCGGCTGTGGCAAAGTCGCCAGTAAAGTCAACGGCATACCCGCCCGTGTGCCAACTGCCGCCTGGCACAGCGTAGACACCCCTGCCTGTCATCTTGTACCACTTCTTATCTTCAGGGTTCCATTTGATTTTCCCTGCTTTAATTTTTGGGTAGAAGTCAGGCATGTTTTCATAGTCCTGCTGTTTAGCCATCTTCGTATAGTTGGCATAAAAAGCATCTCTGACTTCAGGTTCGGGTCGGTCTGCCCCGCCCTGGAGAATCCCGAAAGTAGGGTAGTCACGAATTAATTTAAGAACACGGCGAGCAAAAGTTGGTTCAAGAGACTTGAACTCTTTAGTCTCAATCATCTGTGCAATAGTGATTTTTGTTTTGCCATCAATACCGTAAGGGACTTTAGTGATTTTGTCTGAAGGCAAGACAACAATATCCATGTTGTCAATTTGTTCAAGGTCTATCTCAGCCATCGTCACCCTACCTCTGGAGGACTAAATTCTCTGCTTAAAATATTTTCCCACATAGCAGCAAACTCAGGAGTCTTAGCGATAATTTCTTCTCCCTTGTCAATCAAGATTTGACGGAAACCAGAAGCACGAGGGGATTCTTTCCAGGTGTCGTTATCCATTGACGGTACAGCCTTGGTCATTCTGTCAACTTTTAAGTTGCGGAAATCCCAATACTCTTTCAGGGCTTTGCCACCAGGTGTAGCAAGAACTTTTTTATCTCTAACCATTCTTTCAATTTCTTGAAGTTGGTCAATTTGTTCTTGGTCGCCAGACGCAGAAGGGGACCACATAGGGTAGGTCTTCTTCAACGAAGCATTTAATTTTTTCATTTCTGCTTTAAAACCAGGAGAGTTTCTTACTTCCTTTTCAGTCAAGCCTTGCTCTGCACCCATCTTAAAATACTTTTGCTGCCTTGTCCTGTTGATATTCCAAGCAAGATTTTTAAAAGCCTTGTCTTGGCGTTCCTTAATATCTTTAGGTGCACGGTAGCCAGATGCTCGTTGTGAACTGAAAGCCTTAGGGTCGTACTCGCCTGTTTGTGGTCCGAAATATGAACCGATGAGAGGGTAATTGTCAACGATGTGACCGTTCTCTGATTGCCAGTCTGCGAACTCTTTTGTTGCTTGCATACCTGGGTTTGCGGTTGATGCACCAGAAAGATAAATCCATGCGCTTGGTCCATACTTTTCTAGCATGAGTGTTACAGCCTGGTTGAAGTCCCCTGTTTCTTCTTGGAACTTACGGATGTCATCCAGGACGGTGCCAGAGGTGACATTCTCTTGACCAGTTTCAACAAAGAACTTTGTCATTGACGCTGTTGGGGAGATAATACGGAATGTGGATTTAAGAAGAGAAAGCCAATCTGTTCTGGATTCAACAATGTTAAGAAGGGCTTCTCGTTCTTCAATAGTTATCGGGATACCGTCCCAGTTGTAAGCCATGTTTGTTAGCACAGAGTTTTTCAATCCTGCTTTTTGACGCTCGCTCATGTCGCCTACCATCATGGCTTGGATGTTGTCAATCAAATCAGTTGATGGCAATACCCCTGTGCGTTTTGCAATACCAAGACCACCAGAGACAATTCCCTGTCCGAAGGCTGGAACAACATAGTCAGCAATTTTATTCTTTACTTCTGGGTCCCCGTAAGCAAAGAGAAGACTTCTTAAAGCCTGAAAATTTTCTGATTTAGGGAGCATTGAATCAACAGACATAGCACCAAAACCAAAGAACCCTGGGATTGCTTGACCAAGCAATGTCAAGTTCTTAACTGAAATTCTTTCTTCAGCGTTCAGCCCTAGCATGTCATAAACTTCTTTGCTGAATGGGACAGTGATGAAGTGTTGTTCTGAGTCTTCGTCTTTGAAAAGAATACCGCCATCGTTATTTTGCCATGCGGCGGGCAATTCAGTTTCTTCTAATCCAGTCTTAGCAAGACTTGCTTTTTGGAGAAGTGATGGTTGCTGAATAATTTGGCGTGTCCATACAGACCATTGTTCAAACCAGGCATCAAAGAAACCAAACAGAAGATTGTGCTTGGAACCAAAGTACGACTTCTTTGAGTAGTCGTAAAGCACATCTGCCATGCGTTGTTGACCGTGCATCTCGCCAAGTGTCTCTACTTGCTTGCGGGTAGCAGTACCTTTAGCATTTGGCAGTTGTCTCTTAATTGAATCAACGAGCCATTCTGGGGCATCTGATTTGTCAATGGCATCAAGCATCTTCGCTGCTTCGGCTGGGTCCATAACTGGCATTAGTTCAATAATGCGCTTCCATTTTTCTGATTGGCTGAATGGGTTGCGAGCGTACTTTGCTGAAGCATTTCGGTAAACACTAAACAACTTTGTAAACCAACGGTCCAACTCTTCAGATTCTGCGATTGCCTTTGTGTAATGGAAAGGCGCAACAGCGGCGGAGCGTGGGTCGGGGAGAGCGTTTGTTTTTACATAGTCAATAAGTTCTGGGGATGCCTTGTATATATTCGTTGCGCTTTTTGTTGAAGCCGCTGCCGTACCAAGTTTTCCATTTGCTATAACTTCAATTAGTCTTGTGTCCATGCCAGAACGGACAAAGATATCTTCAACGATTGTTTGCACCCATGCCGAGACACCATCAATAGATGTCAATGGAATCATAATGCTCTCGTTGCCAAGACCTTTGCGGTAATTGTCAAGAACTGTTTTAAGGTCACCATTGAGAAAACGCTCTGGGAGAGCAACTGAATCTGCTACAGAACCAGTCAGTAGAACACCAGCGATAACACGGTATTCTTCTGATGCGTTCATACGAACAAGGTCTGTCGCTGTCCCTTCAACCCACTCGGTTGGGTTGCGTTCTTTCCAAGCATGTTGTGTAACCGTTGAGCGTTCGTAACGCATAACACGGGGGTCTTTGCGTTCTTTAGCCATCAGACCATCTATTTGTTCGGCAACCATTTTGTTTGCGCCAGGGAGAACTGTGTCCATGCGTTCCTGGTATGTCTTGATATATCCAAGAAGTTCATCAAGCGTCCCATGCTTCGCTTCAATTTTTGCTATTTCGTTAGCAATGTCTGTTGCTTCTCCTGCTTTACCAGCAGCAACAAGGTCGTCAAGTTTTTTTGCTAGTTCTTCAAGGTGCTCAACAATAGGGAAAATCTTTGTGATTTCTTTAGCACTTTTAATAACTGCACCGTGGGTGGTGTAGTTTACATGTCCACCTACGCCAAGAATCTTTAATGATGTATGGTCCATCCCGCCTGTGGCGGCAACACGGAGCATCTCGTCAGGAAGAATACGGGTCACCATGCGGATAGGCAAAGGTGCACCCATAGCAACAGGCTTAAGGTAGTTGCCTTGTATCTCTGCAAGTTTATTAGTCAACTGCTGGTTCAGTAATTTTTCTAATGCTTCGTTGCCACGGAAAGGTTTGAATATGCGCCAAAGATTAGTTGTCTCACGGATAACTTGATTCAAAACATCAGGGTTAACCATTAAGAAACCTTGATTCAAGAAATCAATACTGCGGATAATGTCGCCTGTTCCGTCCTCAAGCCACGGGGTTGGATATCCCATACCGATAGCGTCCATTGTCCACTGGCGGATTTCATTAGACCAGTTAGACCATGTAGATACCTGCTTAATCCAAGCCTCGTCAACACCGTTCTTTCTTAAGGCAGGTGAAAGAACTGTTTCCATCCAGTCGTTAGCCAATTCAAAGCGAGCACCTGAACCTCGTTGTGCTACTGCCCGCATAGCGGTGTTAAGCATTGCGTGTCGTTGAGCCTCAGGAACTTTCATAATTATCATTAATCGGTTCATGTCTTTGATGGAACCCATTGGGTCATCAAAAGAAAAGAATGTTGAGCCAGGCATTGTTGCAAATTGACGGGTTCTGCCAGATACAGCCTGTGCAACTTTCTTGCCTGTTTGGTTAACCGCTTGAGTTAACCATCCTGGTACTTCTGCAACACCGTAGAAAGGGTCGGCAGAAAGAACACCATCAACAAGAACTTTGTGGATTTGGTTTAGGTCAACTTCTGTCCCTGCGGCACGGGCTGCTTGAACGATGTCGTCAATTTGTACTGCGGCACCTGGTGGGATGTTCCCAAGAAACGCATCGTATATTTGACCAGCATTGTCGTAAGAAGCAAGTTTGGCAAGAGTCCTGCGACCATCACGGGTGAATGGCATGTTGTCAATAGCCATAGGGTCAGGGCGAAGACCATCAGGTCCGTCAACTAAACCAACAGCAGATTCAAAATCTCCTCGTGAACCTGAAGGTGGGGTGTAAGCAATGTCGTTTGGTGGTGCATCAAGGGCAGCCAATGACTTTCCTTCTATCTCACGGGCTGCTAATGCTTGTGCTGCATTTTCAATTTCATCTGGGAGTACGGTCCCAGGTGGGAGAATCCCAGCAAATCTTGGTATCTCGTCTGCCATCATTGCACCGCCTGCAGGACCGTAGCGTCCTGTTGTCGGGTCAAAAACCATGTCAATAACATCAGTTATCAATGTTGACTGGTCTGCCGCTAGGCGTTGTGCAGCCCATGCGTCACGAACGATGTCTGCTTTGCGAGCGTTGAGAAGTGTTGTTGACCCTGTGCGTGTCAGATTAAAAGTTTTCATCGCTATTCGTACAGGGTCAAAATAGATTGATGGGTCTGTGGCAACAGTGAAAACTGCGTCTGTTAAACCAGAAAGAGCAGAAGCAACAACTCCGTCACGGTCAATCCAGTTTTCTTGGATAAGTGGTTCTACTGCTGCTCTACCAAGTGTCCATGTTTTGCCAGCAATCTTTGGCAATCCAGCATCGTGGGCGATACGGGCTTCTTCAGCAATTTTTCCTTCAGGGAAGAAACCAGAACCAAGGTCTATTCTTTCGTTGCTTAACGCTGCTTCAGCAACTTGACTAATAACATTGCCTCGGATAACGGTGTTGATGTAATCCTCGTCACCAAAGTTAGGCATGAAAAGTGACATTTGGTTAGGGTTTAAAAGGGAAGCAAAACCATTCTTTGTGATGTTGTATTCAATGTTTGCTTTTGTGAACTGTGCTGCACCCGTGAATCCTGTGGTTAGTCCACGGGCGGCACCACGAGGGATGTCAGCGGCAAATCGTAATTGGTCTGGGGCGAGGAATCCAAGGAAACGGAATGGAAGAGCGACAACATCTTTTGTCATTGCCATCGTGGGTCCAAGGTCTGCAGTCATTGACTGGATAAGGCTTGGCTTTGGACCTGCTTCTGCTTCATCATATGCTTCCGACAATTTCTTGAATGATGGGTACTTCATAAAAAGCATTTGTCTTGCATCGTTCTTTTCACTGCCAGGGACTAAGCCTTTGCCAGTGAACATTGCACCATTGTAATCTGTAGAGAAATCAGCGTTTTTAACTATTTCCCCTGTACCCCGTACTCGCTTATAACCGTCCCAGTTAGGGAGTGCCAATCTTACGACACCCATATTGCCACCGTTGCCGATAAACCATTTCATCAGTTGGGCTTCAGATAAATTTAAAAGGTCACGAGCATCAGTGATTTCATCTCTGTTTGGTACATAGAGACTGCGCCAATAACCAGTTGGGTCAACCTTGTCGTACCACCAAGGGTCTGGGACACGAGGACCATCACGGTCTTTAGACTTTTGTTCACGGACAAACAAGTCGTTTAGTGAACCAGGGGTTCCTTTGCCAGCATCTGCTGGTGTAAAAGCAGAAAAAACATCCGTGTTGAACTTGTAGTTTTCACGAACTTTTTTTACCGAATTAGCATGAATCTGTTGTGGGTCTACTGGTACACCAGATAAACCAAGTGCTGCCTTAAGTTCTGGGTTTGTGTATTTACCGCCAGGTACAAATGAAGATACACGCTTTGCAGTTTCAGGTGTAATTGTTGATTCAAACTCTGCCCGTTTAGTTTTAAGAATTTGGGCTTCTTGTTCTTGTTGAATTAATTGTGCTTCACTCTGTCTCATATAAGCGGCTGGTCTTCCAATTCAAGAATTAATTGCAGCAAAGCAGTGTTTGGATACTTTGAGTATGCAAATCTTACTTGGTCAATTAAGTCTTGGCGAGAACCATTGGCGTAATCAGAGGGCATCTTGTTCATGTCTGGCATCATTGAAGGACCAAACACTTCTGGTCCTGGTCCTGCACCATACGCTGCTCCAGAACTAATAGGTTCATTGGGGCGTTGGGTAGGTCCAAGCAAATCACCTAGTTGACCAGGTGCAACCTGTGGGATTTGAGTGTCGGTAGGTGGGGCAGCGATAGGCATTGCAGATTGTGATGCGAGTTGTTTACCTGCTTCACCGTATGTTTGCCCTGGTACAGCCTGCTTAGCGACCTTCATTGGGTTGCGTAGGTCTGAACGATTTGGATATGCCTGTGCCATTTACATTGCCCCCATTGGTGATGCGCCCATTGGCATTGGTGCTCCTCCCATTGGAGGTGCTCCACCGCCACCAAGTTGGGCTAGAAGTGATTGAAGGTCTGGTGGTCCAGAAGGTTCTGGCATCATTGGTTGTTCTGCACCCATGCCTGGCATTGCAAGACCTGGCATTGTCTCTGGTGCACCCTCTGGTGCAGGTGTTGCCTGTCGTGCTTGCGCCCGCTTTTGTGCAGCCATGATTGCTTCAGGCAATGACATCATGTTGGAGCCAACTTTTTCTGCGATAAACGCAAGGTCATCAGGCTGGTATGGACCGTTAGGGTCCGAAGCCTGTGCCTGAATTGATTGAAGAAGTGCTGATTCAATACCTTCAGCAACGATGCGGTCCCGTTCTAGTTCTGGGTCACTGACCATTGGGTCTGATTCACGGGCTGATTCTTTGGAAATGATTCCTGCGCCAAGACGCTGACCCAATCCGATAACAAGGGAGTTCACATCGGAGCCTGCTGCTGGGAAAGATACATAGTGAAAGTCTGTTTCCCACAGTTTGTTTGGGGTGTAGTCCTTCATTCCACCACCCATACCTGGGATATAGAAAGACTTTGCGTTGTTACCCCAGTATGCCTTTTCAATAGCGATGGCTACTTTGTCTTCTTCAAGGATTGACGCAGCCAGAATCTCTTGTGATTCTTGTACTCGGAAGTCCACTGTTGCTGAAAGAACTGATTCTCCACGGCGACCTGTACGGATATTGGTACCTGATTCTCCACCGAACTCGGCAGGGATAGCACCTTCAAGACGCTCTTGGCGTTCAAGGCGGTCAAGTGCGACATCTGTTTTGTATCCTGGGTTTGTTGTTAACTGTTGGATATCTCCACCTTTAACAACTCCCAACTGTCCTGCTTTGCCGTCTGCAACCTGGAGGATTTCAGGGTTTTCTCCTGGTCGTGCTACAAGGTATTCGTCAGGGAAGATGCCACGCTCAATAGCGATTTCGGTGAGTGCTTGGAGGCGGGCACGGGTGTAGTACATACCGAGCAAACCGTCAAACTGTCCGTGTGGCTTGTCAAGTGTGATGCGTTGTGGGACGATTACTAGCGGCATACCTGTGCGGTTGCTGATGCGTGACAGTTCTACTGCTGGTGCACCCATGTATGAGGTTCCGCTAATTGGGTCACGGTCTTTTTCATATCCCAAAACAAGGGTAACGACTTCGGTGGCACATACATATTCAAGGATTGTGAACATGTCGTCATATTGTGGTTGTCCAATACGGAGCATACCGTTGATTGCATAGCCAAAGTTTTGTGATAGCCAACGGTATGAACGGCTGTAGGAGAAAATTACATCGTCTGGTACTGGGTTATCTACATCAACAACAGGTGAGGCGAAGGTATCAAGTGGGTTGCGTAACTGCCACTCTGGGATTCGCTTATCAAAGTTAGGCTTGATATAGACAGGTGAGTTGCTATATGCAAGTAAGTGACGGGCACGGCGGCGCATCTTCATACCCATACGGTTCTGGTCCCAGATAGCAAGCATTGCTCGCTTGCGGTCACGAGCCAATTTCATGGAACGGTCTTGACCTTCACGCAATGCTGGGAAGTATGGGGTTGGCATCGTGGAAGATACACGCATAGACATCTGGTCTAGACCCTGAACCAGTAGGTTTGCCACTGAAGACTTAGTGTTACGGTCCAGTTCGTTCAACGGAACAACAACATCGCCATTAGCAAGTTGGCGTACCTGACGCATTTGGCTGAGAATAGGACCTTGAGCAATTACCCTTTGGCGGTACAGGTCAACTATTTCTTCAACTGATTTCATGCGTGACCTTTACAAGACTCAAACAACATAACGATAACATACTACCCTTACTTAAGCCAGGATGGTCGCCACTGGCGGGGCGGTGCCTTGGCTTGTGTCAAATTAGGCAAGTTAAGAATCGCCATCCATAGTGCCATCACAATGTCGGTTCCATGTTTCTTGTCTCTGTGCCACTTAGTTAGTTCATCTTGGGCTGCAAGAGTCTTCCAGTTGCCCTTCATAGATGGGAACCGTAACGCTCCAGACCTGATAACTGGGGGGAGCAGGGCTTCCACACCAAGGGTTTCGTCAATCTTGTTGCGGTGAGTTGTGTGCCCTAAGACATTAACTCGGTGCAGTGCCTGCCATTTACGCACAAAGTCGTGGGCTAGGAGGAAACGCTGGGCTGCGTTAATCTCTACAACCCAATGGGAGATGGGGTAGCCCATATCATACGAGCGTTGTTGCCACTGGTCCATAAGACCTGAGTATTCACCTGTGCTGGTGTTGTAACCAAGTACCTCTTCGGCTGTCAACTTCACCCGTTCAAGGTCCACGATGTAGTACATGTTGGTTTGTGGCTGGTAAATAATCCACACAAACGCCCAGAACATAGTAGGGCTGGGGTCTACTGCCACAATAGATATCCACGGGTGGGCTAACCCCTCAGGGATATACCCTGGTTGGCGGTCAACATCCACACACCCTGGGTAGTCAACCCCGTCTAGACCTTTACCGCCAGTAATCCAAGTACGGTCCACCAGACGAGAGTCCAAATCCAAGTCTTCTTGCTGATAAACAACTTTAAAGACATCGGGCTTGTTGTATCTGATGAAAGATAGGTCTTTCCACGGTAGACGCTTCGGGTCTAGTAGCGGTCCGTCTGGATACGGAAGAGATTTGAAAGAACGAGATTCTTTGCCCGTGTCAAGTTCCTCATAATACGCCTTATAAATAATATGACGGTACTTTCGTTGGCGAGTCGGTAGCCCTTCCTGTACATCTTCAGGGGTAATGACATCTGACCCATCATAATTGAGGTCCTCGTCAATATCGTAAGTTTCTTTGGCGAGACAATGAGCGTAAAGGTCCCCCGAACCGAGTCTTTGCCCGACAACAGCCAGCAACCCCCCTGGGTCGCAACGGGCTTCTGCCACACCGTCCCATCTTTCCAGAAGTTTGTCCCTAGCCACGCTTTCTCTCGCATTGTCAGGAGAGGCAACATCGTCAAAGAGACATAAGTCGGCTCGGTGACCGATAAATTCTGCTTCAATTCCATACGCACGGACAGTCGGCTCTTTGTTGTCAAGCCCGTTCCCGTCAAGTTGTTCAACAACGAACTCTTCAGCCCGCCAAAGGGCACCTTTGTCCACTGGTTTGAATCTTCCATAGTCAATCGTCAAGCATCCTTCTGCGTTTACCGCTAAACCTTTTTCCACCATACCTGGGTCTGGCTCAATCGGCATAGTTCTTTCCAAAGTTTCACGGATACGGCGGGAATACATCTTCGCCATGTTCTGTGAAACAGACCCAATCATCACACGCACCCTACGGTTACGGCAAATAGCCCACACCGCAACATCATGGAACAAGGTTGACTTGCCCGCACCAGGGGGAACATTGATAACTACGAATTCTTTTTCCTCAGACTCCAATAGTTCTACAAGAGTTAGGGCTGCTTCTACCTGCCAAGGGGAAGGGACACGCCCAAGATAGTGGGAACGGAAGAAGTCAAAATCTTCTAACCCTCGTAAAGCATTTTCACATAACTGGTCATGGGGGATAGCAGATGGGAGGTCAATGGCATCCATGAAGTTCATGTGCTCTAGTTCCTGGCGACCACCAGAACCACGACCCGTAGCGGCTTTATGAACAGCCTCTTTACGACCCGCTTCTAATTCTTTAGCCTTCTTAACCCAACGGGTACCTGTGTTGTAGTGGACACCAGTTGCGGCACACGCATCTTTGATGTTTCTTCCCGCAGCAATCAGGGCAAAGAACTTTGCTTTGTCTTGAGGCGGGACTGCTCGTTTAGTCCCCATAGGGTTATTCTACCACTTAACTTTGTCAGCCCAGTATGCGGCAGACATTTTCCCTTTAGCAATGTTTTTAGCATGGCGGTCTTTGAACGCTTTGTTACGGGCAGAGCCATCAGGAGAACCTGACACACCTTGCTGACCAAAACGAATTGTCTTCACTTGGTCGCCAACTTTGGCTACAACAACATGAGATTTAGTTGGGTGCTTAGGGGTTGCCTTCGGCTGGTTGAACCCTGACACTCCTGCCCGTTCAAGTCGGGAATCCTTCTTCGCTGCCATTACTTCTTTTTCTTAGGCTTTGGGAAAGGAACAACTTTTCCGTTGGCATCCATGCCACGGATTTCAGTAGAAATACGCTTATAGGCTGCCTTATCTGGACCGCTTTTCATCAAGCCTTTCATGCCTGAAGATTTACCAGACCAAAAATCCATCTTCGGGCTGTTTGCTTCAAGGTAATCCCAAATAGGTTGCTGACCTTTGAAAGAGCCTGTTGACTTTGAATACTTCATAGGGTCAACACCCTTAGATTCAAGAACCTTCTTTGCTGCGTTCCATGTTGCATCTCCCTTTTTAAAGTAGAGAGGAGCAGTGGATGCGCCCATACCTGAACGACCTGCCGCATCTGTGCGGGCTGCCTTCTTCTTGTCGGCTTCTTCCTTCATACGGAAGTCTGCTGCTGATGGGGTTTTCTTTTTTGCTGCCATGTTGCAAACGATAACACACCTGCTACACTCCGTGTCACAACTTCACTCTCGCAGGGCTGTATACCGATTGCATGGTACGGGGCAATTCACACCAGGGAACTGGGGTAGATGAACCCTGCAATCAAGCACATCTGAAAAAGATGGTTGTGCCCCTATTGCGTAAGAGGTTCAAGCAGCGTTGAATGAACGACTAAACATTTCTACCTTTCAGGTGTCGGCTAAAAGAACTTGGCTACGGCGACCTTGGTATCAGTTAGATACCTAAACCGTGGGGGAGGCTAATCCATGACTGCTAACCATCCAGTTCCACCTACGGTGGCTAACGCCCTCGGCTACGCCATCGGTTGTTTGCAAAGAAGTGAGGCACAAGGTTTCAGATAAACTTCCAAGTCAGTGGTTTTCTTTTTTCATCTTCTCTGCCACTTAGGTCGGTAGTTAACAAGCCCGCCAGCCAACCGTACAACAACCCACCCGCACACCACACCAGTCACACACAAAAAGAGTGAGTCCATCTTTGTCACATACCACACCCCCACACCCACGGGTGCCTCGGCAGAGGGCGGGTTCGGGTCTGCATACCCCCTAGGGTATCCCCGATTAGACCGATGGTCTATGAAAATAACATAACTAACATTATGGGCGGAGGCATACCCCCCACGGTACCCCGCCGAAATACCCCCCTCCCCCTTGTTAGGTGAGCCTAACACTTTCCGCATGGTGGAGAGTCGTGGGCTGTTCGGGCGGTTGCCTTGTGCTTGCAATAGTTAGCACTGTGTTTGCAAGTGTTGTTGTTAGGTGTGCCTAACACTGTCTTAAGGCTTGCCCGTTGTCTCATATTGTGGGAATCCTCTTAGCGGGCTTGAGACCCCCTCTACTCGTGAGTAACCCCCCTTGCGCATGGAAGGGTACCTAATAATTGCGTCATGACGATATTAATTTCCCCCTATCTTTATTAGTTGCACACTACAAATAGAAATATTGGAAATGGGGTAGCGGTGAGCGTTGTGAGGGTGTACCGTGGTACACAACAGCGGGGGAACCTCCCCCACTACCGAAGGGGTAGAGAATGACAACAGCAACCACGGAGGCAACGGAGACGGTGAGTCTCTCCCGCCTCATTGAGACACTCACCGAGGGTGCCCGCCAACTTGCGGAGCATGCCGAGGAACTTGACGGCACCGTAATCCCTCAAGTTCTCGTGACAGTGGCACGAGATGAAGAGCGCAAGGGTGGCGGACTTAAGTTAGGACATATCACCACGGTTCCCGCATGGGAATCAACCGAGGGCGAGGGGTTCCTAGAGTTGCTCATAACGGGGCAAGGACTTACACGAGGCGGGCGGGCAGTGTTCGGAACACTTGCCCACGAGATGTCTCACGCCTACAACATTGCGAAGGGCATCAAGGACACCGACACCAACGGCAGACACAACAAGCGTTTCAAGGACACCGCCGAACGAGTGTTCGGGCTTGAGATTAGTAATCACAAGTCAATCGGGTGGAGCCTCACCGAGGTTCCCGACACCACCGCCGAATTGTGGGCGGGACTCATTGCCGAAATTGACGAGGCGATAACGGCGGTAGCGGGCGGACTTAAGACAGCACCTAAGACGAAGAAGAGGAACAAGAACCTACTTAAGGCAGTGTGTGAGTGTGGCAAGGTAATCCGTGCTAGTCGGACAGTGTTGGAAGAGTGCGAACCCCTCTGCAAGGTATGCGAGACAGTGTTCAAGGCAGAGGGCGAAGAAGAAGAGGGGGAGGACTAGGACGAGGCTCCCCCGCCTACGGGCGGGGGGTTGCCTAGGGTGCCTCGCTCAGGCGGGCGGGGTGCCTTAGGGAATCACAAGGGTTCCGACTTAAGACCGAAGGGGTCACACAATGAAAAAGAAGAAGACAATTTACAGCGACAAGAACTATCCACTCCAAGCGGGCAGACAGTACGAGGTCACCCCCGTGGACTACTGGATTCCGTCCTACTCGGAGAATGTCTCACTGATGAAGATTAATCGCTACGGGCAGGCGACTCTATCGGTGGCGACAGATTCCGCCCTCGTAGGGGTTCAGACCGTAGTAGTTCAGGCGGATTCGCTTATCTGGAGGGAGGCGTAAAGGTCACGGGGTTCCCCCGCCTACGGGCGGGGGGGTTGCCTAGAGTTCTTCGGACTTAAGACCCGAAGAGTTCTAGGGAATCACAAGGGTTCCGACTTAAGCCTAGAAGGGGCAGACAATGACAACAACAACAACAACGGGGCGCACGGCACTAGCGCAAGAATCGGGAAGAGTTTCCCTAGTGTGCAAGTACCTCCCCACTACTAACCACCGTGGCACCCGTATCACGGTACAGCGCAACGACTCCCCCGCATACGGGAAAGACCCGCACAAGGTAACGGTCTCATGGGACTACGCCCTAGGAATCACCGAGAACTACACCAAGGCGGTGCAGGTGTACCTTGACGGCGCACAGTGGCGGGGTATCTGGAAAGTTGCCACCACTCACAACGGTGCAGTGGCAGTATTCGTGACGGAACTCTAAGAGTTAGGACTTAAGACAGTGTACGCAAAGTATGAGATAGGTATCTGTTCCGATTGCTTAATGGCAACGGCGAACGGAGTGACAGAAGAACAAGGCGTAGAGTTCGCAGAGCGTTACGCCAAGGCGGTGGAGTTAGAAGGGCAAGAACCTAGCCTCAGTGATGACAGTGAGGGGTGCTTCTCGTGGAGTGGTTGCGGGTTCTGTCGTGACACTCTTGGCGGGCAACGGTACGAGGCGTACCTAATCCCAACAGCAGAAGAAGTCATGAAGGGTTGGTCTTAAGTCATGAAGAATGATGGAGCAATGAGATTAGTAATAAGCCCCGAAGAGGCAAAGTCACTGATTAGGTACTACAACAGAACAGAACAAGAGTTGCCTAAGTGGGCGGTGGATTATGACGGGGAGTCCTGCGTATGGTTGGAAGAGGATGAGGCTTAAGTCATGAGTTACTACGAGCAAACTTCAGCCCCGTTTCTTGTCACGCCTGAGACATGGCATGACGAAACTAGGTTACTAGACCTAGCCTTGACCGATGGTATCTGTACTCAGTGTTTCGCACCTATCGGGTGGGAATCCGTGCCAATGGGAGACAGTGACGGGCAAGTATGGCACGACTACTGGACAGTGAACGAGGACATGG